GGGGGTTGTCGAAAATGACAACGGGGGGGTTGTCGAAAATGACAATAAATGGTTGTCGAAAATGACAATCGACTCTATATTTAAAGAAAGACAATTAAAGACAAAAGACAAAGACAGTGCGATTGCCTCTAAAATTAGCATCTCCATCCCATACCAAGAGATCATCCAATACCTCAACGAAAAGTCTGGTTGTTCGTATAGGCCGAACACGCAAAAAAACAAAGACCTGATTAATGCTCGATGGAACGAAGGGTTTAGGCTTGATGATTTCAAAAAGGTGATAGACAACAAAACTACAACATGGCTACACGATCCGAAGATGAATAAATTTATACGGCCCGAAACACTCTTTGGTAATAAGTTTGAGGGTTACTTGAACGAGAGGATAGGGCTTGCAGATAGAGGGATAGTATCATCACGCACAGAAAAGAATATGTCAACCATTACAAATTGGATGAACAAAAACAAAGAGGGGGTTAAAATTGCTTAGTCAAGAGGTTTTTGCAGAAGGTATGACCCTATTAGGGGAAACCTACGAAAGAGATATTACCGAAATACTACTTAAGGCGTATTATCGTGTACTCCAGAATGTAAGCGATAGTGATTTTCAGAACGCAGTCGGCTCAATATTATCAACAAGACAGTATACAAAAATGCCATTGCCAGCCGACATCTTTGAACACATTAACGGCAAACCCGAAGATCAAGCCCTGCTTGCACTTGACAAAGTGGAGAAAGCAATCAGGGAGGTCGGCGGTTATACTTCTGTGATCTTCGATGACCCGGTAATTCATCGGGTTATCAACTCGTTCCATAACGGCTGGATAGGAATTTGCGAGATGACACTTGAGGAGTGGAAATGGGCGCGAAAAGACTTCCTGAAGATGTATCAGGCTTTTCAGCAGCAGCAGGGTATGCAGACTCCAGTCAAGCTCTATGGCAGGCATGATCTACACAATGAGACCCACGGCTATATAGCATCAGGCCGGGCGCATGAGTGTCTGACATATGTCGGCAATGAACAGAAAGCCCGATCATGGGTCAATAAGCAGATAGCCTTAGATAATAACACCAAGCAGCTCACAGACAGCATCAAAGAGGTTGCTCATGTATCTTGCGCTTGACCCGAGCCTGAACAAGACAGGGTATGCTATATACTCCGAGGCTGGGCTTATCGACTCTGGCGTAATCAGGACTCCGCAGCAAGGCTCAGTCCTTGAGAAACAGACGGCCCTTAAAGCCAAGCTCCGGCATATACTGGGCAGTAAGGAACGAGCGATTAAGCAAGCCATCGTGGAGATACCGGCCTCAATCCCATATACCAGAACGCAGGGCAGGGGCGGTAAACTTATTAACCTTGATGCGCTCTTGAAGCTGTCCCGAGCAGTCGGAGTGCTGACGCAGACACTAACCGACTGGGGCGTATCGGTCTATGAGGTAACACCGCAGCGTTGGAAGGGCAATAGAGTCAAAGGATGGGATCAGCTTGCGGCAGCTCAGATGCTCGGGCGCAAAGTGACGGATGATGAGGCCGACGCTATAGCCCTTGGTGTATATTTCGGCAGGATTAAGAGGGATGAACAATGGCAGAAGAAATAGCAATAGAATTTGAGGGCATAGTCCAGACCGCAGGGGATTTTATCAAGGTTTCCAAAAATAATGGCATCAAGCTCATAATCGAGTGTGATATGTCGCAAGTGCCGGAATTAGTTAAGTTCATCCCCCTACAAGATGAAGTCTTAAAGTTCAGGGTGACTCTGTGATCTGCACAAAATCCAGAGTATTGAACGGCTGGAAGGAAATCGCTGATTACCTCGGCTGTCACGCAGAGACCGCTATGGAGTGGGCGGATTCCGAGAACCTGCCTTACGCAAAAGTCAAAGGGGCGATATTGACTACTACCAATGCGATAGAACTTTGGATTATAGGCAAAGTAGAAAAAAACAAAGGCACCCATAAAAAAGAAGATGCTTTTTTGTAAGAATTTTGTAAATTCTTTATTATTCCCTTATTATTCCCTTATTATTTCCGTATTAACATTATTGATTTATAAGGGTAAAATAGAAATATGAAGAAAGGCAACAAAATAGATCAACTGAGAGAGAGGTTGAAGAGCGAAGACGAAGCACTCGCATTTCGTCTGCAGGAATTGCAGAACGAGTATTTCCCGAAGAAGATAAAAAATATGTCTGAGTTTGCAGAAGCACAGAAAATCAAAACAGGGATAATGGCAGTACATGGGATTATAACACCGCCCAATAGTAGAGTTGAGCATACAGGAGCGATAACGATAGAGGTTGTTAGGTTCGGGGGGACAACAGAAGATGGCTAACAAGGTCATAATCCCCAATAACTGGCAGCCTAGATCATATCAGCTCCCGCTGTGGAACTATCTAGAGAGGGGCGGTAAGAGAGCTGTTGCAGTGTGGCATAGGAGATCAGGCAAGGATAGCACAGCGATTAATTGGACGGCTGCACAAGCAGTGCAGACCCCGGGGCTGTATTGGCACATGGCGCCTACACAGCGGCAGGTGCGCAAAATAGTCTGGGATAATATAGACAGTGCAGGCAGACGCATAATAGATCAGGCATTTCCCCCGCAAATCAGAAACAAAGTCAATGACCAAGAAATGAAGATAGAGTTGGTTAACGGCTCAATATGGCAGTGTGTCGGCTCTGACAACTATAACTCGTTAGTCGGAGCTAATCCACGGGGCGTGGTATTTAGCGAGTATTCTATAGCAGATCCCGCAGCGTGGGATTACATCAGGCCTATACTTGCAGAAAATAACGGCTGGGCATTGTTTATCTACACTCCGAGAGGACGCAACCACGGATTGAGGCTGTATGAGATGGCGCAACATTCAGAGGGTTGGTTTTCCGAGCTGCTAACTGTCGATGACACAAGGGCGATTAATATGACAGCCATAGAGGCAGAGAGATCAGCAGGCATGGATGACGACATGATACAGCAGGAGTTTTACTGCTCGTTCGCTACTGCCGTGAGGGGTAGCTATTACGGCAAAACAATCGTTGACATGGAAAAAAGAGAGCAGATCACCAGCGTGCCTTATGACCCCAAACATCCAGTTACTACTGCATGGGATTTGGGATACGGAGACAGCACGGCAATAGTATTCTGCCAGACCGTAGGTAGAGAGCTGAGAGTAATAGATTACTATGAGGCGTCAGGCGTGTCATTGGCGCATTATGCGCAGGTGCTTAAAGACAAGGGATATCTCTATCACGAACACATATTACCGCACGATGCGGATAGCGGGTCATTGCAAACAGGTATGACTACAAGACAGATATTGACTGATATGGGTATCAAGCCCTGCCGAGTTCTACCACGCACCGACATTCAGGACGGCATACAGGCTGTCAGAATGTTCCTGCCGTCTGTCTATATTGACTCTAAAAAATGTGCCCGTCTGCTTGATGCCCTTAAACAATATCAACGAGTTTGGGATGACAAAATGCAAGATTATAAACAATCGCCGTTGCATGACTGGTCATCACATGGTGCTGATGCTATGCGGTATCTGGCACAAGGGTACAGAGAGCCAAAACATAATACAGCATGGCAGCAGGTAAATAACCGTAGACCTGCATATGCTGATATGACATATCAACTAACATAGCAGGAGGATAGATAAATGGCAGCATTATTCAGCAAACCCAAAATGCCGACTATACCGGAGCCTCAACCTATACCGGAGACACCAAGGTATGATCAAGCAGCCGACGATGCAGCTGCAGCACAGGCTACAGAAGATGAGCTACGCAAACGCAGAGGCAGAGCGGCAAATATAGTTATGGGTCAGTCTAAAGAGGATCTCAATAACTATGATGTAGGGCGCAAAACCCTGTTAGGGGCATAATGGACGACAGAGCGTCAGAGCTAATCCGCAGATGCGATGAACTATCTTCAGATCGGGCAACATGGGAGTCTCATTGGGAAGAGATCGCAAAGCGTGTATTTCCAAGGCAGGCGTTTTTTACTTCTAAAGGAACAGCTGGACAGCGTAACACTTACGAGATGTTTGACGCTACGGCAGCTCTTGCGCTTGAGAGGTATGCGGCAGCTATCGAATCTATGCTAACCCCAAGAACACAGAAATGGCACAGGTTGACAGTATCTGACGACGACCTATCAGAGCGACACGATGTCAAGGTATATCTCGATGCGGTAACCAGCATTCTATTTCGTAGCAGGTATGCTGCACAAGCTAATTTTGCGTCGCAGATACATGAGTGTTATATGAGCAACGGCGCATTTGGCAGTTCCTCTATGTTTATAACAGAAAACCCCGGCAAGCATTTGATATATAGGGCGGTGCATTTGGGAGAAACATACTACTCAGAAAATGCAAGCGGCGTTGTTGATATAGTATTCCGCAAGTTTGAATTGACAGCAAGACAGGCTGTGCAGATGTTCGGTTATGACAAATGTTCCCAAAGAGTTAAAGACGCCTATGACAAAAAGAAAGAGACAGCTAAGTTCGAGTTTATCCACGCTGTTATGCCTAATGAGGACATAAAGCCCGGGCGCAAGGATTACAAGGGAATGCCTATATATTCGGCATATGTGGCTATAGCTGATAAACACCTGATTGTAGAGAGCGGATTTAGGACATTCCCGTATGCGATAGGACGCAATGTTACAGCACCACGAGAGATATACGGCAGATCACCTGCTATGACAATACTACCTGACATCAAGATGCTCAATGCGATGAGTAGGACAATAATAAGAGCTGCTGAAAAAGCCGTTGACCCCCCGCTTCTATTAGCTGACGATGGCGCGTTACAGCCATTTTCACTGAGATCAGGAGCGCTTAATTACGGCACATTGAGTCATGACGGCACCGATCTTGTCAAAGCACTAAACACAGGCTCGCACAGATTCGATATTGGAATGGAACTAATGAACCAGAAGCGTCAAATCATCAACGATGCATTCTTGGTAACTTTATTTCAAATACTTGTAGAAACCCCAACGATGACAGCAACAGAAGCAATGATCAGAGCGCAAGAAAAAGGAGCGCTGCTTGCTCCTACTGGCGGCAGGCTTCAATCAGAATTTTTAGGCCCTATGATACAAAGAGAGATTGATATACTTGCAAGGGCTGGAGCATTACCGCCTATGCCGCAAGTGTTAATCGACGCAGGTGTTGACCTAATAGACATTGAATATACATCACCACTGGCTAAGGCACAAAGAGCAGATGAAGGTGTAGCTATTATGCGTACCCTTGAGGCTGTAACTCCCTTAGCCCAGATTGATCCAGCGGTACTCAAGGTATTCGACCCTATCGAAATCGCAAGAGAATTAAGCGATATAAACGGAGTACCGCAGAAATTACTCCGCTCGCCTGAGAAAATCAGAGAGCTTGAAGAACAAGAAGCAGCAGCATTACAAGCACAGCAGCTATTGCAGGCTGCACCGGTTGTAACTCAGAGCATGAAGGGGCTAATGGAATCACAGCAGCTTGCAGGAGCGGTATAAATGAACTTTTTGGACAAAGTGCTAAAACGGCGCAGGGCATACAGACAGGTATTTCAGAACGGAATTGATGCAGAGGTTGTTTTGATTGATTTAGCCCGATTCTGTTATGCGCTCAAAAGCACCGCTAAATTCAGCCCGGTTAGAGGAGTAATTGACCCGATAGCGTCAGCCAAAGCAGATGGCAGGCGTGAGGTGTGGCTAAGGATACAAGCGCATCTGCATATGTCGGATGCTGATATATTCAGGCTCGGAGAAGCCCAGAAGGAGGCAGTAACTAATGAGTGAAATCCAGAACCCGAACCCTGCAGAACAGGATAATTCGAGCGGAACACAGCAGCAGCAGACAACATGGTATGACAGCTTTAGTGATGAAGGATTAAAAGGATTTGTAGAGACCAAAGGTTGGGATGCGCCGGAGAAGGCTATACATTCTTACAGAGAGCTTGAGAAGTTTATCGGAGCACCAAAGGATCAGCTTCTGAGGCTACCAAAGGATGATGCAGATGTTGAGGGGTGGAATGCTGTATGGAATAGGTTAGGTAGGCCGACATCAGCGGCGGAATATAAATTGCCGCTTCCCGAAGGAGACAGCGGAGAGTTTGCAAAGGTGGCAAGTACATGGTTTCATGAGGCAGGTATACCTCAAAGAGCAGCCGAAAAATTAGCAGCAAAATGGAATGAGTACACAGGACAGGCAATGGCAGCAGATCAGCAAAGAGTAAAAACAGAAAATGATAATGCCCTTGCAAAACTTAGAGGTGAGATAGGCAAAGAGTTTGATTCTTATATTGAGCAGGGCGGCAGGCTGGTAATGGATTTAGGGCTTAACGAATCTGACATATGGAAGATTAAGAGTGCCATAGGTTCCGAGAGAGCTATCAGAATGTTTGCGGAAATAGGCAAAGGACTGGGTGAAGATAGGGGTATTGGTATTGGCGCAGGTTCAGGCATGGGGGGGATGTCTCCGTCAGCAGCTAAGTCAGAAATAGAGAGCCTGAGAAATGATAAAGAGTTTCAACGCAAGCTACTCAATGGCGACAAGGAAGCCACTGATAAGTGGAAGGCGTTGAATATGTCAATAGTAGGTGGAAAGTGAGATTTAAGAACACAAAGGATACCGGAGCTATATCCTCAGCAGATGCTGGCAAAGGGTTAGATCAGGTAGATCGTATAAACATCAGGATTAAGAGCTTGGAGCTTGCTAATGCAAAAAAAATAGAGGCAGAGCAAGTTTTGGAATTAGCCGGTAAATATGAATTTTTCATATTGACTGGCAAGAGGCTCAGTAATAGCGACAAGTCATAAGACCCGCTGATTGAAGTTAGCAGTATCAGCGGCCCTGTCAGGAAGTTGATAGACAGACAAGCCCAAGAGTTCAGAAGTTTGTTTTTAAGAACAGGAGGACAATATGTCTATCAATCTACCATCGCAGTATGCGATTCAGTTCAGCAACACAATTCAGCTGCTTCTTCAGCAGAAGGGCTCTAAGTTTAGGGGGCTTTGTATGGAGGGGCCGCATTCCGGCAAAATGGCGTCGCCGGTTGATCAGATCGGTTCGATAGCAGCTAACAAGGTCACTTCAAGGTTTGGCCCTAAAACAAGGCAGGATGCGCCTATCGACAGACGTTGGGTATACCCAGTGGACTATGACAGTTCACAGCTTGCCGATAGCTTTGATCTGCTCAAAACCAGCCTTGACAATTACAACTCAAGCTACTACACAAATGCACTCTATGCAATGGGTAGAGCCATAGACGATGAGTTTGTAGCTGCTCTTTTTGGTACAGCCAAGACAGGAGAGCAGGGCGGTACTTCAACCAGCTTTGATACAACCAATCAGGTGGTATCTGTATCACTTGGCGGCACAGCATCGAACTTGAATGTTGAGAAACTGCTCAGAGCCAAGAGGATACTGACAGCTAATGAGGTCGATCTGGAGTTTGACCCTATATATTGCGCTATCACAGCAGCACAGGAAGAGGCTCTATACAATGAAATTCAGGTTGTAAGCACTGAGTTCAATTCTAAGCCTCTTTTTGATGAAGGCAAGCTCAAGTATTGGAACGGCATCAACTTCGTACACAGCGAACGACTAACCAACGGAACTGACGATGCAGCAGGTACATCAAGGCAGGTTCCTATGTGGGCAAAGTCGGGTATGTATATCGGTATCTGGAAGGATGTTGTCGCTGATATCGATGTCAGGAAAGACCTACAGAACAATCCTTGGGAAGTGTACCTGATGATGTCTATAGGTGCAACGAGGCTTGAAGAGAAGAAAGCAGTAAAAATATGGTGCAGGGAATAGGGGGATAGATAATGGCTACTGAAGCTCTAAAATCAAACAACATAACAAATGCTGATGCAACTCCGGTAACTGTCAACAATTCAAGGATTGACGGCGCAATGGAACGCATTAAGGTTGCAACAATCGAAGTATCGACAACTAAGGATGTTGGCTCTACTTACAGGTTTGTAAGAGTGCCAAGCAACGCTGTAATAACTCAGGTACTCCTGTATTCAGATGATATAGGTACCACTACCACAGCTGATTTCGGGTTGTATAGAACAGCAGAGGACGGCGGTGCGGTTGTAGATGCTGACTTCTTTGCGTCGGCTGTATCGCTGAAAGATGGGGCGCTTACTGCCAGCGATATTACACATGAAAGCGGAGTATTCAATATCGATGACGCAGAGAAGCCTCTATACACAGCTTTAGGTCTATCTGCAGACCCTATGCTTGATTATGACATTACGGCAACCCTGACAGGTGCATCAGATGCAGCAGGCACTGTAACACTCAAGGTTAGGTACACAGTATAAACCAAACATGAGAGATAGGGCAGGGGGGGTATCCTGCTCTATCTCTACAAATAGGAGTGATATAAATGGCAAGTAAATATTACGGCTGCAATAAAGGAGCGCAGACAGATGCTGATGTAACAATCGGCGATGCGTCTGGAACTCTTGGCATAGAGGTGCAGGTTGATCTGACAAAGGTTGACAATACTAAGCAGGTGATTATGGCTCTTGAGGCTATCAGGCAGGCAATTATCAGCGATAGCTCACTACCGAGTTAAGGGGGGGTAAGTTATGGCTGAAAGACCAGCAACTATAACAGCACTTGGAGAAGCTGGCTGTTTCTCTGTTACATGGACTGGGCTGCTTAATGGTGATACAGGTTCAGCGGTTGAGATCGTTAGGGGGGCAGATAAGAGCGCACAGATAGCAGGTACATTTGGAACAGGCGGTACAATTAAAATTCAGGGCAGTAATGACGGCACCAACTATGTATCGCTGACAGACCCGCAGGGCAATGCAATAGAAAAAACTGCTGCAAGTATTGAGCAAGTATCGGAGCTTACAAGATATATAATGCCTAATGTTACAGCAGGGGATGCTACAACAAACCTATCCGTAACGCTTATCTTGAGGAAATAGGGGGGGGCAGGGGATTGACTGATGAATTTAATGCACAGATATGTAAGCTCCGACACGACAGCATCGATGATGCCATAGATGAGCTAAAACAAAAGATCAAAGGGATGGAAAACAAGTTTTGGGCTATTATACTGTTGCTCATTAGCAACCTTGCTGGCGTTTTAGCAGTCCTGGCTAAAGGGTAAGTTATGACACTAAGAGAAAAGCAGTCAAGGTTTTGGCTAATGGTATCAAAACTATTGCAAGAAGCAGAACGACTCGGTACTCCGCTTGTAGTGCTGGAATGGCTAAGGAGTATAGAGAGACAGAAAGAGTTAATAGCTCTTAAAGCCTCTAAAACTATGGACAGCAAGCATATACAGGGGCTTGCGGTAGATGTCTGCTTTTTAGATGATTTGCTTGATGACGGCAGGTTGAATTATACAGCAGATCAGTATAGGGCAATAGGTGAATTTTGGGAAGGGCTCGGCGGTACATGGGGCGGCAGATTCGGCGTTAAGCCCGAAGAGTACAACTCTAAAGTAGGCTGGGATGCAGGACACTTTGAGTATGACAAGTAGAGCATTCTATAACTTTGCAAGGTTCATTAATGAGTCGCTTGCTGTTTACAAAAAATGCAGGCACTCAGGGCAGCGATGCTACCCGAGCAGGACAGATAATGCTTGTGTTGAATGCTTTGAAAAGGCAGTAGATAAGCACATAGAGAACACCTTTGAAGGTGTTGACTTTGAGACTGAACCGGATTGTTGAGGCTGATCGGGTTGCCGAGGTCGGCAAAGTGATCAAAGGAGGAAAGAGTGTTTGCAATCTTTAAGTATTTACCACTGGTAGGACTGCTGAAGGATGTATCTACTGCCTACAAAGACGAGACAGGCAAGGACAGACCAGCAGTATTAAGCAGACGCTTTATAGGTGCTGTGCTTGCGCTTGCAGGTGCATTTGTATCTATACAGCTTGGAGTAGAGATTAGCGCAGATACACTCGCACAGATAACAGATAGCCTTGACAAGATGGTTGCGGCTGGCACTGTGTTATACGGAGCCGTGATGGTGATTGTTGGCCTGCTCAAGAGGAAGAAAGATGATATACCAAAGGCCTGATGATGCGTTTAATAATTGGCTGCGTAATACAGGTCAGCTCAAGAAAAAGGTCAGTTTTAAGATCATCACTGTTCCGATAAATGGATTATGGAAGAAGATGAAGGGTTTGTTTAGCAACGCCAGTAATAACAACAATGACAACACACCGCTTGGTGCATGTTAAGGAGGATTTAGCAATGAGTTTTGCAGAAAAAATGAAATTGTTTTTTTCTAAGGTTTGGGATTTTCTGTATCCCTTTGTAAAAGTGTTTCTTTCGCAGGCTGGATCAGCGCTTGCATCAGCAGCTATCGCAGCAGTAAAGATAGTTGCTGAAACACATAAGGATGCTGACGGAGACACAAAAAGAAAGGCTGCGTTTAATCTCATAAAGGATGATCTTGCAGCAAAAGGAATAACACTCGCAAGCTCATTTATCTTTTCTGCTATTGAAGCAGCAGTCCAGAAGCTCAAACTTGAGGGCGAATGAAAATTGAAATGCCTATTTTATGCGGTCAAGCGATATGCAGAGAATTGGACAGGGTATATATGACTCAGGGGTACTTGGGTGTGTAGGTACATACCTCATTTCCTCTATGTGCCGAAGGGTAAGCTCGACAACTGCGAGCATATGACTCAAGACAAGCCGGACAAGAATATACTGCATAGTTTTTGGAACATGCTGACTGGCAGGAACTACAAACATAAAAGAGGTGATGAATAATGGCAGCAGGTGATGTAGTTAGTAATATAGCATCAACAGCAGCAAGTGCTTTCCTTGATATGCAGCCTGCATCAGGGGTGGAATGGGTTATACATAACATCTCCTATGAAGGGGATATAGAGCTTTATTTTTACGATGGTACAAACAGCATTAAAGTAGATTCTGATTTAGGTGCTGGAAGTATGCGAAGAGAGGCGTTGCATTGTACAAACAGCAAATATTACAGGGTTAAAAACATTGCAGCAACAGCGAAGCTGCTCGGCTATGACGGAGTGCAGACAAAATGACAATAGTGCTTAAAAGACTGGCTGATATATCTGACCCTATGGTTTTTGATACAGCGATGAGAGAAAAATATCCTTCAATGCTTGGTTTTTGTTATCAAGAAGATGAACATAAATTAACTCTTGAATTTTCTGAAACTGTTGATGCTGAACAGGTACGCCTTGATACAGGCAGCGAAGAAGTGTTGGAGGTTAAATAATGAGACATCTAACCTCAAGGGTAGGCTCGCTTAAAAGACTTGTTGTAACATATCCTACACCTACAGAGACACTTCTTGGCACTCCTCTTACACTGCCTACATCAGAGCCTGCAACAGCTCAGGTGGGTTATACACTCACAACTAATGACTTGCCCTCTTTTTCTATGTCCTTATATAGCGTTAAATTGCTTGCAGCTGTAATTGGTGCAGGACAGTTTATAACTGCTGGAACAGTCTATTGGAGAATGAAAAAAAATGGCAGCTCTGTCGCAACAGGCTCACAGGCGGTGTCGGCGAATAACTATTACACGCTCAATGCAACTTTCTTTGGGATAGTGGCGGGAGATGTCCTTGAAATAGCTCTCTGGTCAAACCAAGCGGATAGCAACTATGATTACAAAGCATTGTCGGTGCTCTACTCGCGGCTTAACCCACATGCCAAACGCTCGTTGTATCTCGACCTCTTCTTCGAGAAGGTTGACACAAACTTTACGCTCTCCCTCGGTAATCCTTCTGCCACGGACACATGGGTGGCAACGTATAACCCCATAAACGGCAACAATTATTCCACGACTCCCGCTTACGAATGTGGGGCTAATGTGCTTACGAAAGCCCCTATAAAGTTCTATGGCGCATTCAGTTCCGATCTCTATGGAATCATGCGTTCATACTTTGGAGAGCCTGGAAACGCTGGTTCAATGAAAACTCATGCCTCATATCGTCCTTACTATGTCCCATACAAGAAAGTTGAGCGTATTTCATGGCGCAGGGTGGTGGGGATATAAATGGGCCTGAATGAATACGGTGAAATAGTTTTTGCGGGGCTTGACGAATATGGGCAGGCCGCATTCAGCGGCGGCCTTGATGAGGATGGGCTGAGGTGGTTTGGGGGAGAAGGCACTGCATTTCAAGCTGCATGGGCTGGGGCAAGTTCTATAGTGGGAGGAAATAACTAATGTTCATAAAAAACACAACTGGGCAGGTTGTATTCTGCCAGATGAACTCGAGGGCTGATGGCTCTCCTCTCACCTCTGCCGTCTCTGTGACAATAGCAATTGATGGAGCAGCAGATGCAGCAGGTGCAGGAACGCTGACTCATGTATCTAATGGGAAATGGAAATATGCATTTACACAAGCCGAAACCAACGGCGATGTTATAGGTATCGGTTTTGTCCATGCAACAGGAGTTAATCAGACATTTAGTATAATCACGCAGCCTGGTGATACTTACGGAGTTATTAGCAATGGTACTTATGGTAACTCTGCGCTCAAGACACTTATAGATACAGTTGATATAGTGGCTGATGCTATAAAAGCCAAAACTGATAATATCCCAGCAGCACCTGCAACAGAGACAAAACAGGATACTATTATTGGCTATATAGATACTGAAGTAGCAGCGATAAAAGCTAAGACTGATAACCTTAATTTCACAGGTACAGATGTTAAAGCTACGCTTGACAGTGAGAAAGTAACTGTTACATCTAATGAAGATAAGACAGGGTACACAATAGCTGCTGGTGGTGTTCCAATAGGAGCTTTTGCATCAGGAGCTATCACAGATGCAGCTATCGCATCAGATGCTGAAACAGCCATAGCAACAGCTGTTAAGGATTTAACAGTAGATGGCTATACATGGCAGCAGATTATGTCTGTGATGCTTGCTGTTCTTGCTGGTATAACTGCTGACGGAGGGTTGACTATTAAAAATCCAGCAGGTTCAGCCACAAGAGTTACCGCAGTGGTTGATGCTAACAATAATAGAACAAATATGACGCTAAATCCTGGGAGTTAAGCATGAGATGGGCACTTAGAAAATTAAGATTATTCAGAATACCTAAAGAAGTAATCACTATCTTGCCTGAGGTTGCGGCGGTGGTGAATGCAACAGATGGAATTGATGGAGTGCTATCTAATGAATACAAACATGCTCATGCTTACGCAACAATTAAAAAACAATATCCTGACATTAAAAGCAAGCATATTGGGCTTGCAATAGAGATGGTGATTAATGGCATATAGCGATGGCAGACATTGGTTTGCAGCTGGGTATTTCGCAACTGGATATTGGGCTGCTAATTTTTGGGCTTCGATAGGTGGAGTGATAACTGCCGTATCTGATGGGTTTATGATGCTGCTAAACAGGAGGCGCAGATAATGCCATCTCAAATTTCAATAGTCAACTTAGCATTAATAAAGATCGGGGCTGATAGGATTACATCTCTTGCTGATGATGTCAAGCAAGCAAGGGTTATGTCGGAGATATGGGATAATGTCCGGCGTGCAGAGCTAAGGCGGCATAATTGGAATTTTGCAATATGCAGACAGGCTCTTGCAGCGCTGGAAGAAACACCTGCATACGGCTTTAATAATTACTTCCAACTTCCAACTGATTGCCTAAAGGTTATACAAGTAAGCGAATACTATCCCGTAGGCTTTGGGGCTTGGCAGTCTGGCGGTGTTATGTCTGATACCAGTGAATACCAGATTGAAGGCAGGAAGATAGCGAGTAATTACGGACCGCCTCTATATATTAAATATATTAAAGATATAGAGGATGCCAACACATACGATGCGTCATTTGTCGAGGTGTTAGCATGCAAGCTGGCTATAGAAGCTTGCGAGCCAATAACGCAGAGCAACACTAAGCTTGATGCCAAATGGAAGGAATATAAGGAAGCTGTAAGGCTTGCTCTAAGGGCTGATGCAGTGGAAAACCCTCCTGCTGATTTGCAGGATAGTTCTTGGCTGCAAGCGAGGGAGAGCTAATGCCTAGAGTATCACCAGCTCTTACAGCGTTTAATGCCGGAGAGTTCGGACCTCTGCTCGAGGGCAGGGTTGATATTGCGAGATACGCCAATGCCTGCCGCACTCTTGAAAACTTTATACCAACTGTTCAGGGGCCTGTAACTCGCAGGGGTGGCAGTAGGTTTGTGCATGAAGTTAAGACCAGTGCTAACAGGACATGGCTTATACCATTTGAATACAATATTTTCCAGAACTATGTTTTAGAATTTGGCAATCAATACATAAGATTTTATTACAATCACGGAATTTTGTTGAGCGGTGCGGTTCCATATGAGATAGTATCTCCGTACACAACTGCTGACCTTACAGCTTCAGATGGAACTTGTCAGCTTAAATTCGTTCAAGATGGCGATGCGTTATATATTGTTCATCCTTCACATTATCCTAAAAAACTGGTGCGAGCAGGTCATACAAGCTGGACTATAGCAGATGTCGATTTTGCGTGGGGTCCATTCGAAGATGAGAACATAACAACTACAACCGTGTATGCTTCCGCCGAAACTGGAACAGGTGTAACAATTACAGCTTCTGCTTCTATATTCACAGCAGCTCATGTCAATACTTATTTCTATATCAAGCAAAAAAGCGTCTCCGTTGTGCCGATGTGGGAGCCTGGCAAGAGTATAACAGCAGGTGATCGCAGAAGGTCAGACGGTAAGACATATGAAGCCTTAAATACTGCTACAACAGGAGCTATTAAGCCTGTGCATTCAGAAGGTGCGGAGTATGACGGCAATACCGGCGTTTTATGGGAATATAGAGACGCTGGCTATGGGTATGTGAAGATCACAGCCGTAGGTTCAGCAACTTCCGCAACTGCAACTGTAATAGAGAGATTGCCGTCAGGGTGCGTAGGCAGTGGCAACGCTACTGCAAGGTGGGCGTTTGCCGCATGGGATAGTACAGCAGGATATCCCAGTTCTATTACATTCTTTAGAGAAAGACTATGTCTTGCAAGAGGCAGGGATGTATGGATGTCAGTTACTGGAGATTTCGAGAATTTTAATCGTAGGGATAAAAGCGGTAATATCGTTGCCGATTGTTCTATTGTGGTAACAATCTCTTCAGATCAAAATAATAACATAACTTGGTTAATGCCAACAACTAACGGGCTACTGGTAGGTACAGCAGGCAGTCCGTTTCTTTTGGGAGAGATAACAACCAGTG